GTTCAACTGCGGGAGGCGCCGCAGTTGACTTCGCGGCATTTGAACTGAACGAGAAGCGGATGCTGGACCTCGCGGCTCAGGTGCCTGGGCTAGAGGATGTGCTCTCTGGTGTGACGTTCGATGAAAGCGACAGCGAGTTTGAGGCTCGTGCTAAAAACATGTTGGACGGCGCCCTGCTTGGCGTTATCGGCGATTCCTTGTTCGCTTGGTGGCGTGGCCGTAAGGCTCAGAAGCTCGCCAAGATGGCGGGGGCCTCGGATGAGCAAGCAGGACAGGCCGGAGCGCAGGCGCACCGGGGGGCTATGGAGGAGTCCCGCGTGGCCAAAGAGGCTGAACTGGACAAAATGGCTGACGACGCATTCGACGGCCCTATTGAAGTCCCTGCGTCTACTGTGAATCGTGGAGAGTTCGGCGCAGGCGTGTGGGAAGCGGACGGGGCCCCAGTTACGAACCTGGGCGACCTCGGCGCTGCCGCCAAACGCACTGTCGAGGAAGCCCGCGTTGCCGAGACTCCTGTTGAGGCCAACAAGCTGCATTCTCTCGAAGAGGGTGTAGACTACCGCGTAGACGCGGACACGGGCGAGGTTCACATCAGCGTGTCCCCGGAGCGCCAGATGGACCTCATGCAGGAGATGGCCGACGAGGACGTAGCCAAGGCCATCGAGCGTCTTGGAGGCTCTACAAACCCCGAGGATGTGCTCAAGGCAATCAAAGAGGCATACGACCGCGATCTCCCCATGAACCCCCGCGCCAAGGGCGCTGATGTCCCGCCGGACCTCTCGCGCAAGGCTGCAAACATGGAAATCCGGCGTAGTTTCCTGAAGAGCCCCAAGCGTGCCTTGGCACTCACCCGCGCCCTAGAGATCTCCTTCAACAAGCAGAACTTCGGGGCAACCTTGGATGAGGACCAACTCCGCGAAGGCATCATGGGCACGTTTGACAAGTATGTCAACCTATCCCATCAGGAGCGAGGCGAACTCGCGGCGGGTATGGCCGACATGAGCAAAGACAAGCTGCGAGACGGTCTTATATCTATGCAGTCTTTCGGCGCTATCTCGAACCACTACGCGAACGAGATGGACTCCCTTGTCTCTCGCCTGCTCCAACACGAAGGTATGCCCGACAAAAGCGAAATGCGACAACTGGCCGATATGTTCGACGCCTTCGGGCAGTTCCAAACTGCCTACACGGAGCACAAATCTATCTTCGGTCTGGGCCTTAGTATGCCCACCGAGAAACTAGCCAGATTCAAGGACGCTGCGTACAACGCGGCACGCGATGCCTGTGGCATGAAACCCTGACCCTATGAAGAAAAACCAAGCATCTGAGTGCGGAACTCTGTTCCACAAAATCTCTGACGCGCTGCGGCACGAAGCCGACACGGCCAGCTCCCCCAAGGTAGCCCGTGAGCACCTCAAGGCCCTGAAGGCTGTTCTGTCTCACGGTGAGGAAGGCATGAAGGGGCTCAAAGACTTCGCTACCAAGAACAAGTTTGCACGAGGTTTTCAGATTGCGGAGGAGGCGCGTATCGGGGCCATGCTATTCGCCCCGAGGACGCAAAGCATCTCTGTTATTTCGGGCAACGTCCTGTCTTCTTGGAACGTCTTGGAGACTAGTCTCGGTGCCCGCATGGGACGCATGTTCGGCAAAATCTCGCCTGAGGCTTCGGAGGAGCTGATTCGCGGTGCCCGCTTGGAGCTTGGTCAGATGGCCTCAGAGCACATGAAGCTGCGCGAGTGGGTCCAAGCATTCCGAGACGAAGATCTCGTCAACCACCCCTGGAATTCAGCGAGCCAGCTTGAAGGTGCCGCGATCACATCACCCTCGGCACAGCAGTACCTCCTAAACATCTCCAACGGCAACGATGGCGTTCTCAACAGCGCCCTCAACGCCCTCGGAGGGTACGCGCGTCTGTCCGGTAAGCTCTTGGAGCGAGGAGACGCCCGCACCAAACTTATTGCTGGTCGCGCCCGCCACATGTCGGTCATGTACGCCCACTACGTTAAAAAGGGCCACTCTGACGCCGATGCGCTTGGCTTCGCTGCTGACCAAGTTGACCGTCTGATGGCCCGAAAAAACGATGTCCAAACTCAGTTAGAAGAAGCTCTAACGCTGCGACAGGCTGACCGGGATGTACCCCCGGAGCTGACGCAGATGCTTGAGGACCTCCGAGTTGACTCGCCGGAGGATATCAAGGCGGTCCTTAGCGCCATGGACCAAGGGGTAGAGGCGGGATACCGCGCTACCATGACGGGCCAGATTGAGGGCAAGAACTGGATCGAGAAAAGCGGTCAGAAGATGGGCGAGTGGGCGCAGTCTGTGCCCGCCGTGCGTCTCATGCTGCCTTTCATCAAGACGCCGACCAACATTGCTTCAGAGACATACGAGCGCACGGTGGGAGCGGCACTAGGCGTTGCAGAAGTGAGCTACCGGAAGATCGCGGCTTCCCTGGGGCGCGATCCGGGGAAGATGGGAGACATTCTCACCAACTACGCGAAGCGTTTGGATTCTGCGGACCCGCGAGTCGTCGCTAAGGCCGTTGGGGAACTCTCCACGGGCATTGTGGCCGCAAGCACCGTCTACAGCTTCGCAAGCCAGAACCACCCGGACAACGGGCTCCCGATGATTACCGGGTCTGGCCCGAGCGGCTCAAAGCTCAAGGCACTGTGGCGTGAGTCCGGCTGGCAGGAGCGGAGCATTCAGATTGGCGGCAAGTACGTTTCGTATGACCGCCTTGACCCCTTGGCTGGCGCCTTGTTTGGCTTCGCGGCTGATATGTCCGAGGCGGTTCGCTACGCGAACTCTGAGGATGACCTCGGCGCGGTGGACGACATTGCTTTCGGTTTTGGTGCGGCCATCGCTAACAACATCACATCAAAGACTTGGGCAAAGGGCGTACGCGAGGCCGCAGAGCTTGCCGGAGACCCCAGCGAGCGAACTATGCGGCGGTTCGCCAAAAACATCGCCGGGTCCTACATTCCCGGATTTGCTAGGGACATTGAGCGTGCCTTCGGGGGAGACATCAAAGACATTCAAACGGTCGCCGATGCCGTCAAAGCGCGTATCCCAGGTCTGAGCGACAGCGTGGACCCCCGCCGGAACTTTATGGGCGAGAAGGTGAAATACACCGACAACCCGGGCGAGCAAGCGTGGAACGCCTTGATGCCTTTCAGCGTGTCTTCCATCAAAGACAGCAAACTAGCAAGAGCTTTCTCTGAGCTGCCCCAAGGCATCTCGCTGCCTGACACGAAACTGTCCGGCGTAGATATGAAGGACCGTAGATACGCTGTCAACGGACGCAGTGCGTATGACCTAATGCTAGAAAAGTCTTCTACCGTCAAAATCGGTGGACGGACCCTGCGCCAGGCTTTGCGCCGTCTCGTAGACTCCAAAGACTACAACCGACTTGATGCCCTTGATTACGAAGGCGAAGATAACCCCCGCGTGGGAATGGTTCGTAAGACTGTCGATCAATACCGCAAGAAGGCCAAGGCCGAGGTTTTGCGCGAAAACAAAACACTTGCCACCGATGTCAACCTAAAGCGTCAAGCCCGCAGGGACCGTAGACAGGGCCTTAACTTCAACTTCTTCCAGCAATGACATCTCAGACCTTCACAGCGACCGCAGGGCAGCTAGACTTCCCTTTTACTTTTCCGTACCTCTCGGAGGCGCACCTAACCGTCTCTGTAGACGGCGCGAGCACACCCGACTGGTCCTTAACGACTTCACAGACCCTGCGCCTTGGTGCGACGTTCCAGGGCGGCGGGGCTCTTACAGGCGGCGAAGAAGTGGCGATCAGGCGCAGTACGCCTATCGCAGCTCCGCTAGTCACCTTCGCCTCTCCCAGCACTCTCCGTTCATCAGAAATCAACCTTGCGATACTCCAAGTCCTCTACAACCTCCAAGAGCAAGACGAAGAAACCCTCACGGCCCTCCGGGCGGACACGGGGGACACGAAGTGGCTCGCCCAGTCGAAGCCGATCAAAGAAGTAGGCGCCCCGGTGGACAGCGATGACGCTGCCCGCCTCTCCGACATCCAGTCAGCCATCGTGGCTGGCGGGAACATCCCGGCGTTCTCCGGTGCTGACATCGGCAGAGACCTAGGCATCGACCGTAACGGCAATGCTGGTTGGCAGAGCCCAGGCGGCGGCGTAAGCACCTTCCGCGTGGTTCCGCAGAGCCCGGACCCGGTTGCAGGCGCAGTCGGAGGCTTCCAGCTTGCGAGTGCCGCCGGTAGCGGTTTTGGCTCGGCGGCAGACGTTGAGAAGGTCGCAGACCTTCGCGCATGGTGGTCCGGTACTGCCCCGTCGGTCTCCGGCACCACCGATATCCTCTTGCCCAGCACGGGCGTCTACGAGGTCACCGCGCAGGTGCGCCTCCGCAGCATCCCGCAAGGTGTCACCATCGGGCAGTCTGTGGCCTCTGTGTCCCTCACGGACTCCTTAGGTGCAACCTCATACGATTCATCTTCGCAGATCCGTCTGGGCTTTGACGGCCCCGGTGCGGGGATTCAAGACGCTTGGCAGGGCTCTGCCTCCGTCACCCTCAGCGCCATCATCGCGGTCACGGGCTCGGCCTCGATCAACCTTCGCGGGTTTCGCTCGAACGCCTCTGAGGTCGTTATGGACGTTCCCTCCACTATCACGGTCAAGGAGCTTCGCTGATGGACGACCCTTTGGAAGAGATGGACAGGCTTCTAGCCGAGTCCCACCTAAACGCCCTCAGGAGCCCCGACGCCACAGCAGCCGACCGACAAGCTGCCCGGATGTACCTTCAGTCTAAAGGCTACGCAGGGCCTTCTGTTGCGGGGCACGCCAAGGCCGACGATGAGCACCCGGTGCTCCGGTTGGCAGACTGGACCGAAGGAGAATTGCGGGAGGAGTATGGACGCTGACCGCAAGGCGCGGAGACGCGCCCGTGAAGTGCTTACCGTGCTGACTAACGTACTCCCCGTGCCTTTCCCCGTCAGACTCCGCTGGAGAAAGATGGAAGGGTTCGGGGAGTCTGACGTTCAAAGCCAAAAAGATGGGACGCGCAGCGCCCTTATCGACCTGCGAGCAGACCTTAACGAGGCCCTGGCGGTGGAAGTGCTTGTGCACGAGTACGCCCACCTTATTGCCGCTGACTACTACGGGTCTTCCCACGACGCGGTGTGGGGAGTAGCCTATTCTGACACTTACCGTGCAATCTACGGCGATCACTAATGCCGAAACAAGCACTACTAGAAACTATTAGCGTACTGTGCGGGGCTGGCGCTATCGGCCCTGTTGTAGTAAGGCAGGTATTTAACACAGTCCGCGAACTCATCTCCGAACGAGCACGAAAAAAACACCTAGAAGGCTTGCGTAAGATATCGCAGATATACGAAGAGCTGAATCAAATTGTAGCTTCAGACCAAAACGTGAGCCGCGCAACGATTGTGCGGTCGTCAAATAGCGGCGGCATCCCTCAACCGGGGTGTCGAATTTACATTCGGGCGCTGCACGAGTCATTCAAAACTTTGTTTGATTCCGTTGTGCACGGCAACCGTTGGCAAGAGCGCCAGGCCGACCAACACTACATTACGCTTGTTAGAGAAATTGCTGAGTCAGGCGGTGCTGAGACACGCACCCAAGACCTTCCAGAAGACTCAACCCTTAGAGCCATCTGGGACGCCTCAAAGATTCACAAAGGAAGCCTTAAGCGTCTGAAGCTGTCTGGAACGGAAATGATCTACCTAGAAGTTTTGTACCGGGAAGACCTCGACCAAGACGCTGTAGCTAAAGCCGTCTTCGCTACATCCGTTGACCAGCTAAAACAACTGTTTGCATGAACATACCCGCCGATCACCCGTCACGAGAGTTCCGCATCTTCTCAGAGAAGATATGGAAGCACTTGAATCTTCCGCCCCTCACACCCGTACAGCGCGACATCTGCGACTGGCTCCAGTACGGGGGCAAGCGCACCCAGGTTCACGCCTTCCGAGGATGCGGTAAGTCGTACCTGTGCTCGGCGTATGTTCTATGGTCTCTGTTCCTCAACCCGGAAGAGAAGATTCTTGTCATTTCGGCGTCGAAGGAGCGTGCAGACTCCTTCGTGAAGTTCACGCGCCGTCTAATTGATGAAGTTTCCTTTCTTCAGCACCTTCGCCCCGACCGTAACCGAGGCGACCGAGACTCCAACATTTCTTTCGACGTAGGCGCGGCCAAGGCAGGGGCGCACAGCCCTTCCGTGAAGGCCGCTGGCATCACAGGGCAGATCACCGGAGCCCGAGGGTCCCTGATCGTACTGGACGACGTAGAAGTACCAGGCAACTCTGCGACTCCGGCAATGCGCGAAAAGCTCGCGGAAAGTATCAAAGAGATTGACGCTATTCTCCTGCCGGAATCTAAGGAGCTGAAGGTGGACCCCCGTGTCCGCATCCTGGGGACTCCTCAGAGCATGGAGACGATCTATGCGACACTAGAGGAGCGCGGGTACCAAACTCGCGTGTGGCCTATTGAGGTCCCCGAGGAGCACACCGCATCCGGGTACCACGGCAACCTTGCACCGATGGTCCAGAAGATGCTTGACGACGGGGAGCCCGCAGGTACCCCCGTAGAGCCTTCTCGATTCCCCAAGCACGACATTGCGGAACGGCGTCTCTCCTACGGCACGCTGGGCTTTATGCTTCAGTTCATGCTTTCTACGGCCCTCAGCGATGCCGAGAAGTTCCCCCTGAAGACCAAAGACCTTATCGTTGCCGCGTTCCCTGCGGACAAGGCCCGAGAAGTCTATGTGCACAGCAACCACCCCATGTACCGCTTGAAAGAGCACCCTAACGTAGGGATGCACGGCGACGGATTCTTCGCTGCAAGCGATGAAATCGGGGAATACGCCAAGTTTGATAGCACCATTGTTGCAGTGGACCCCTCAGCGCGTGGTCGGGACGAAACCGCTGTAGTCTCCCTTAGTTCCCTCGGAGGCCAGCTATTCCTCCATAGATCCTTCGGCCTTCTAAGCGGCTACAGCGAAGAGACTCTTGAGGCCATTGCCCGTGAGTGTGGGCGCGTCCGGGCAAACAAAGTTGTGGTCGAGAGCAACTTTGGAGACGGTATGTTTTCCCAGCTACTCAAACCAGTCCTCAACCGCATCTATCCTTGCTCGATAGAGGAAGTTCGCAACTCGCAAATGAAGGAACAGAGGATGATTGACACTCTGGCGCCTGTGATTGAGGGCCACCGTCTCATCGTCCATGAAAGCGTGCTGCCGTCCGACCGAGTGCCGCACTCGGAAGATTCGTTGGAGCGCCAAAGGGACCGACAACTGTTCTTTCAGATGACTCACCTGACTGCCGAGAGGCAGTGCTTGGCTCACGATGACCGCCTAGACTGCTTGGCGCTTGCCGTGGGGCACTTTAACACCGTTCTCCTCCTCGATGCCCAGGCAGAGCTGCGGGCTCGCGCTGAGGCCGAATGGGACACCCTTGCGGGCACTCCGCAACAAACCAACCACAACTGGCTGAATTACGGGGCCGAAACATCGCCCTTCAGTGCTGACCCCTTCGCCCTATGACTTGGAACCCCGCGAACGAATACGCCCTCAGGGTAGAACTACGCCCTGACGGCAAATACGCCGTGTATGTACGCACCTATGAAAACCGGGGAAACCGCAAACGGGGGTCATCAAGTTACGACAGCTTGCAAGACCTTGAGCAAGAGCTGTGGGTCTTGCGTGCGTCCTACGGAACTTTGATTGAAGCCTGCGTGCATTGCTACGTCGAAGCAACAGATAAAAACAACGCCATTCGTGAAGTAGACCTTGGCGGACTAGACCCGTTGGGTCCAGAAGTAGCTTTTGTAAAAACCCAGTTTGAAAAACTGACACTTTAGAGAACAAATGAAACGGCCCCAAACACAGAAAGCAATCTTTCCGCCTAGGCCTGCGGCGACGACCACAGCCGCGTCCGTGTCTATTAGACAAGAGCGCGGAGCTGCCTACTACGACGGAAGCGCCACGCTTTACGCCGTGTACGGGCAAGACGGAAACTGGCAAGCCACGCGGGCTACAGACGAAGAAACATTATCAACTCCTTCCGCGCAGCCAGGGGTAAAACCGACAACCCTTACCGCGCTCCGCGCACTGACCTACTCCTGATATGGCGACCATCACCAGCACCAGCCAGCGCATCAAGATCAGCGGCGCGTACAAGGATTTTACTGGGGACAGTGGCAGCACCGCGACGGTGATCCAATTTGCATCGGGCGACGCACCGGCCTCGGGGGACGCGGGCCGGTTCTTGTTGTGGAAGGTCAACTCGGCGGATACCGGGACGTGGCAAATCCGCTACATCGCAAGCTCGACGGCTACGACGGTGACGGTCACTGACGGTGGGTTCGGGTCAGCGCCGCCGTCCGGCGCGGTCTTCGCCATCAGCACCAACCTTGATGACATCGAGGGAGCGTTGGCGGACACGATCATGCGGAAGGCCGGGCGAAGTTACCAGATGATCGACCGCGATTTTGAGTTGGCTGCGGGCGCTTTCGTTGCTGATGTCAATGCGTCACTCAGCACGAAGTCCACCCAAACCGGCAGCGGCTTCATTCCAACGTACCCGGTCGCCAACAGGTGTGTTCTCCAGTTCGGTCGCCTGATCGGCGGCGAGGCAAACGACTCCGTAGAGACGATCGGCGGGTGCCAGTTGCTCTTCGAGGTGTCGAACAACACTTTGATCTTTACAAATCAGGGGTCGTACAATGCGGCAGGGCCTGTCATCAACTGGCATGGGTGCCTCGTGGAGTCGATCGGCAACGGGAACGGCCCTTTCGTCCGGTCGCCTGGGCCTATGCGGGTCATCGGATGCGTGGTAGACGGCCCGATGGGAGGCCGACTGTATTCACCAGCGTCGGAGCTTGCTGACACTCGTTTCAGCGGCAACCTGAGCGGCACCGTCGCGTGGTCTTTGGGCGCGTCGTTCGTCCGAGCGATCGACAACGTATTCTTTTATCAGAACGTCGCCGCGATCAAAGCGTTTGAGGGGTTTGCGGGCACGTTCTCGAACACACGTTTCGCGGACTCGAACACCTACATTATCGAGGCTGCTGCGGCGTCGGGTCTGCTGTTCAGCTTCGTGGACTGCACGACGTTCGACGTAAGCAAGATCAACGGCAATACCGGGAATTACGAGCAGCTCAAGTCGATCAACTACACGATTACCGACGCCAACGGTACGGGGCTTACGGGTGTCAAGGTGGCGGTGTACGACAACACCGGGAGCGTGCAAGGAGGCGGCGTCCAGACCAGCTCAAGCGGCACGGTGCCCCAGATCAACGCGCGATTCTTCAGGAAGAATCACAACGTCTCGACGCCAAGCAGCTTCGCTCCGTTTGACATCCGCATCCGTCGCTACG